AGGCACCATGGTCGCGACATTCCGCTGTTTGCAAAGCGGGCAAACTGTTACGTTTACGCTCCAGCACGACATTGACAGTATGAAGGGCCACGCTGGCTACGTTCGTATTGACGACGACGCGCCGGTTGAGGATTCATCCCACATTGTAGTCATGCGGCCACCAGAGCCAGTACGGCGGCCGGGACGACCAAGGAAGATGGAAAATGTCTGATATTGATCCAAGAGAGTTTGGGAAATTGGAAGCCCAAGTCGAAGCCTTACAGAAGGAAGTCCACGCGCTGCGCGACGACGTCAAGCAGTTGCTGGAGATGGCCAACAAGTCCAAAGGTGGGCTTTGGGTTGGTATGTCGGTCGCGTCAGCCATCGGCGGCGTGATCACGTTTGTTGCAGATCGACTCTTTATTAAGGGGTGACATTATGCCAATGGTTGACGGAAAAAAGTACCCATACACGAAGAAAGGCAAGCAAGCTGCCGCTTCGGCCAAGATTAGCAAGCTGCGCAAAGAAGGCTACCCACAGAAACAAGCGGTGGCTATTGGTCTTAGCATGGCCGGTTTGGCCAAGAAAAAGGCCAAGAAATGAAGGCGCCCGTTTGGGATAAAAAGCGACCCAAGGGGCTAGGGCCATCTAAACCGTTGTCGCCCACCAAAAAGGCGGCGGCGAAAAAGATGGCCAAGGCTGCCGGTCGACCCTACCCGAACCTGATCGACAACATGAGGGCAGCGAGGAAGAAATGAAGACTCCAGCCTGGCAGCGAAAAGCCGGTCAAAACCCTAAGGGCGGCTTGAACGCCAAAGGCCGCGCGTCTTATAATGCAGCAACAGGGGGAACCCTGAAAGCGCCGGTTAAAGCCGGCGATAACCCACGACGAGCTTCTTTTCTCGCCAGGATGGGCAACATGCCCGGCCCGGAATACAAAGATGGCAAGCCTACACGGCTCTTGCTCTCTTTGAAAGCCTGGGGCGCATCATCCAAGGCGGACGCAAAGGCAAAAGCTAGCGCTATATCCGCAAGGAATAAGGCGAAAAGCAAATGACCTACTTAGAACTCGTCAATGATGTGCTGATCCGCTTGCGCGAGCAGACGGTATCGACCGTCAGTCTGACCACCTACTCCACACTAATCGGTAAGTTCGTCAACGATGCCAAGCGCCAGATCGAAGACGCCTACGATTGGAACGCACTTGGCGTTGAGGTTGATGTCACTACCTCCGCCGGTGTGTATGAATACGCTTTGACTGGCGCTGGTCAGAAGTTCCGCGTCAGCAGTGAACCACTCAACACGACGTCCAATGTCGTGATGCAAAATATCTCAGTTGGAGATATGCGCAGGAAGCAGAACCTTCAGCCGTTTGTAGACTCCGTACCAACACAATACTGTTTCGAAGGTGTCGACAACAGCGGCGACGCCAAAGTGCAGTTATGGGGCCGCCCTAACGGTGTTTACACCATCAAGTTTTTTCTGACTGTGCCGCAAGCAGTGTTATCGTCGGATTCGACGATGGTGCTGGTGCCGGACGTGCTGGTGACACAAAATGCTTACGCCAGAGCGTTGGTTGAGCGCGGCGAAGATGGCGGCCTTAATTCTTCAGAAGCATATGCGCTTTACAGAAGTATGCTGTCTGACTATATAGCGCTGGAAGCTACTCGCTTTCCTGAGATGCAGGAGTTCGTGCCGACATGAGCCAGGCGCTACAGGTCAACACTATCTCTGCACCAGGCTTTTTTGGCCTGAACACCCAAGATTCGCCGATGGATTTGGCGGCGGGGTTTGCGCTGCAAGCAACTAACTGCGTTATTGACCAGTATGGTCGGATCGGCGCGCGCAAAGGCTGGTCGAAAGTTAATTCATCGTCAGGAAATTTGGGCGCGAATAGCGTCGGCGTCATTCATGAGTTAGTTGGTGCGGATGGTACCTACACTATTCTGTTTGCCGGCAATAATAAGTTATTCAAGTTAGACGGCAGCAATGCTGTCGTTGAGTTGACGTACGGTGGCGGCGGCACTGCGCCGACGATCAGCGCCAACAACTGGCAATGTGCGTCGCTAAACGGCATCACGTACTTTTTCCAGACAGGCCACGACCCTTTAATCTATGACCCTGCGGTAAGCAGTACAACCTACCGCCGCGTCTCTGAAAAAACAGGCTACGCTGCTACTGTACCGTCTGCGGATTGCGTTATCTCAGCCTACGGTCGTTTATGGGCTGCTAATACAGCAGGCGATAAACAAACACTGTATTTTTCGGATTTGATTGCTGGCCACGTATGGTCAACCGGCACGGCGGGGTCGCTTAACGTCAATACCGTATGGCCGAATGGGCCAGACGAAATTGTCGCGTTGGCGGCGCATAACGGTTTCTTGTTCATCTTTGGTAAGCGCCAGATTTTGGTGTACCAGGGTGCAACAGCCCCCTCGACAATGTCGCTTTACGACACGGTAGGGGGTATCGGCTGTATCGCCCGCGACTCAGTTCAAAACACAAACACAGACGTCGTGTTTTTGTCGAACAGCGGCGTGCGGTCAGTGTTACGTACGATTCAAGAAAAGTCTGCGCCGTTTCGTGACTTGAGCAAAAATGTCCGCAATGACCTTGTGCAGATGGCCGCAGGCGAAACGCCGTCTAACATCAAAGCAGTCTATTCCGAAATTAACGCGTTTTACTTGATTACGTTTCCGACGGCTAACTTTGTTTATGTATTTGACACCCGAGGCGTATTGGAAGATGGGTCATCTAGGGTGACTACATGGCGCGATATTGCTCCTACTGCGCTGTTGTCTCGGCGTAATGGCGATTTACTGATCGGTAAGACAGGGTACATCGGAAAATACAACGGCTATTTAGATGATTCTGAAGCATACCGTCTGTATTACTACACCAACCAATCTGACTTAGGTGATCAAAGCGTAACATCGATACTAAAGCGAATCGGCGTCGTTGTAGTCGGCGGCACTAACCAGACGGTTACTATTAAGTGGGCATTTGATTTCAGTGAAAATTTCTATTCGCAAAATGCTCAAATCCCCACGCAAGGCGTGTCGGAATATGGCATTGCGGAGTACGGCGCAAACGGCGTTCCAGTAGCGCAATATAGCGGCGGTATTGCGCTACAAACACTTTATGCGCAGGGGACTGGGTCAGGCCGTATTGTGCAGACAGGCTATGAAGCTGAGATTAATTCGTCGGAGTTGTCTATCCAAAAAATTGAAATTCTCACCAAGAACGGGCGAGTATCATGAGTAACTACACAAAAAGTACAGACTTCGCGTCGAAAGATTCTTTGGCATCTGGTAATGCGTCTAAGATTGTCAAAGGCACTGAAATCGACACAGAATTCAACAATATTGCCACGGCTATTGCAACCAAAGCAGACCTTGCATCGCCGACATTTACAGGCACGCCCTCACTGCCTTCAGGCGCCACGGGTGTCACACAATCCACGTCGGATGACAGCACTAAATTAGCTACAACAGCGTTTGTGCAAGACGTACTGGATGCGGTGAAAAGTTCTTTATATCCTGTTGGGTCGATCTATACCAATGCAACGAGCAGCACAAACCCTGGTACGTTGTTGGGGTTTGGCACTTGGACAGCATTCGGTGCTGGACGATTTATGGTTGGTTTAGACGCTGGCGATGCTTCGTTTGATACTGCGGAAGAAACTGGCGGCTCTAAAAACGCTATTGTCGTAAGCCACACGCATACTGCAACTGTTACAGACCCAGGACACGCGCATACGTATAACGCGCAGGACAGAGTTGCGGGTGGCGGCGGGGGCTATAGCTTATCAAGAACTAACGCAAATGAAGGCACTAACCTAACTGGTTTAGGTAGTGGTTCGATTAACGCTAATACTACAGGTATTTCTGTAGGTAACAGTACAGAAGGTTCATCAGGCACCAACGCTAATTTACCGCCGTACATAGTTGTTTATATGTGGAAGCGGACTGCATGACCACAGATACATTACCTGACCAGCAGCTAACCCATCATTTTTCCGACGGGCTATATGCTAAAGAAATTCATGTCTATGCAGGGCAGGCGATATTGAAGCACACGCATGACTTTAGCCACTTGTCGATTCTGGCTAAAGGTAAGGTGGCAGTACTGGTAGGTGACGAGATTCAGATTGTTCACGCGCCAGCGTGTTTAGAGATTAAGGCAGGCATCACGCACGGCGTGAAGGCCATTGAAGATTGTGTTTGGTATTGCATCCACGCGACTGATGAGAAAGACCCGGCCAAAGTGGATAACGTGTTGATTAAAGGAGAATGACATGCCTGTTAATGCCGCACTTATAGTGGGCGGGGCAAACCTACTTGGTAGCGCGATGCAGTCGCGTTCGGCTAGACGAGCTGCTGCGGAAGCCGCCGCGAGTAATATTGCCGCCGCACGTATTGCTGCTGAAGAAGCCCGGTTCCGTCCAGTAGGCATTACGACGCGTTTTGGGCAAAGCCAATTCACGTATGGCCCGGATGGTCGAGTATCTGGCGCTAGATATACAGTATCTCCAGAACTGCGCGCGTATCAAGATGAGCTTATGGGCTTGGCTAACACGACGGGGTTGGATCTTGCCGCCGCCGCGCCAGGGCTATACGCACCGCTGACAGACGCTTCAGGCCGACTGTTTAATTTGGGTCAGCGTTATTTAGCCGAGTCGCCGGAACAAGTAGCACAACGCTACATGACCTCGCAGCTCGACATCTTGGCGCCGCAACGTGAGCGTCAATTGGCCGAGTTGCGTAACCGAGAGTTTCAAACCGGCCGCACTGGTCTGGCTGTCGGCGCAACTAGTTTGCGTCCTGGGGGTGGTGCAGGACTTGGCGCTACAAACCCTGAGATGGAAGCGTACTACAACGCGCTCGCGCAGCAGGACGCCGAGTTGGCGGCTAGAGCGCAAACAGAAGGCCAACGTCAATTGGCGTTTGGCACCACGCTGTTTGGTACCGGTGCTGATCTGCTAGGTGGATACCAGCGCGGTTTGGTCGGCTCACTCGCACCGTTCCAAGCCTACCTTGGTGCAGCAGGTGACATCGAGGCGCTTGGTCAGCAACCGTTGGATATCGGCGCGCAACTAGGCGGCCGTCAAGCATCGCCAGCAGGCGCACAAGCATTGTTAAGCGGCGGTCAACGTGCAGCAGATATCCAAATGCAAGCGGCTATGTTGAACCCAACGGCTTCGTTCTTGCAAGGGATTGGCACCAATCAAGATTTGACAGCGGCATTAGGACGGGAGTTGAGGGGTTTGTTTAGTGGTAGCAGTACTCCAGCCTACAATCAAACGCAGCTAAGAAGCGACTTTGCCGGAGCTAGTCCGTTTACTAACTACTTCACCCCTAACCCAAATGCGAGGGCGCAAGGCTATGGCTACTACTGACATCTTAGGTCTGTTCACCTCGCCGGAACAGTACCAGCAGCAACGCGATTTGATGATGCAGCGCCAAGCGGCGGAGCTAGCGCAACTTGATCCGTACCAGAGCATTCGGTTCAATGCGATCCGTGCGGGCCAGCAGTTCGGTCGCGGCTTGGCCGGCATCTTGGGCGCGGAAGACCCACAGTTGCGCATGATCACCGCGCGTCAGTCGGCGCTGCAAGGTATCAATCTAGCCGAACCCGAGTCGATCTTCAACGCCGCTCGACAACTTGCTGATGCGGGCGATCAGCAAGGCGCGTTAATGCTGGCCGATTATGGCCGCAAAGCTGCCGCTGATGCTGCATTGGTTACACAACGCTCGCGTGAAGCGCGTGCAGCAGCTACACCGAAAGAATTGCAAGTGGCGGAGGCCCGCGCGACGCTACAGCGCGATATACGCATGTTAGAAGCTATGGCTGCATCGCCAGACCGCGACGCAAAACTTCAGTTGGCCAGAGATACATTGGCGTCGTTGCCTTTAGGAAAATCACAGACTTTTGGTGAAGACCGTGAAGCCAAGTCGTTAGAGTTGTTTAATAAGCCGTTTAGCGAACTAACAACTGATGAGCGCGCGAAGGTTAACACCGCGATAGCAAAGCCGCAAAAAGAAGACCGATTTGGTGTAGACCGTGAGGCTGTTGCCGAAGAAATTTATGGTAAGTCGTTTGCTCAACTAAACCAAACAGAGAAGGCTGCGGTTAATAAACGCGTCGACGAGGAAAAAGGCAGGCAGGCCGAGAAGGCTTCACCAAAATTTGTGATGCCGGGGCAAAAGGAACCTATTGACATACCTAAACTTCGTAAAAATTTAAGAGAGACCTTAGACCCCTATAAATCAACAATTGACGCAGGCGATTCTGCAATTAAATTGCTAACGCAAGCAAAAGAAACTAATAATGCGTCATCATTTAACGCGGGGATTACCGAACTTGCCAAGATGACGCAAGGTGGTGGTCGTTTGAGTAACCAAGATGTAGAACTTGCGCGTAAAGACCCTGCGGTGTTAAGTAGGGCTACAGATATGATTTCGACGGCGGTATTTGGTCGGCCAAGTAAATACACTATTGATGACATATTAAAAACCGTAAAGACCCTGCGTGAAGTCGCAGCAGTTAAGTACACTCGCGAATTAAACACGCAGAAGAAAATAGCTTCTAAAGCCAAAATAGACCAAGAGACTATTGACGTACTCTTTGAAGATACGACGTTGCCGTCTGTCGCGCCGTCTGCAGACGGCAAACCAGCAGGCGGTAAAGTGCGTAAGAAATGGTCTGACTTACCTTAACGAGGCAAAACATGGATGTCACGCTCCCAAACGGCGCGGTCATTACAGACGTACCAGAAACTGCTACCCGCGAAGAGATACGCGATAAAGCTATTCGTGCGGGTTTAGCTACGGCTGCGGACTTTGGTGATTATCGCGCGGAAGCCACCAAACGTGGCGTGACAAGCACAGCAGGCGCTGTCACGGGCGTCAGTCAGATGATCTCTGACTACATGACGCGCCTTGGCATCAACCCATATGAGCTAGGCGCAAGAGCAGCAGGACTGCCGCCAGAGCCGGCCAGAACGCCGATGGAATCGTTCCGCCGTGGTCAAGCGGCAGTCACCGAACCCGCAGGACGTTTGTTCTCCGCGCTTGGTATGCCAATGACCGGCGCTATGCCGCAGACGTTTGGTGAGCGCGTGTTGGCCACAGGTATTGAAGCCGTGACTGACCCTGCGTCGTATCTGTTTCCGCCGCTGGCTGCCGTGCGCCGCTTTGGCGTCCCTGCGCAGATCGTCGCCCGTCCAGGCGAGCAGTTTGTTGTAGGCGCGGGCGCTGAAACAGGTGGCACTGCGGGCGAACAGGTTGGTGGCACGCCTGGCCGCGTAGTTGGCGCGCTTTTTGGCGGCGCAGGCGCAGGTTACGCAACTGGTACGGCCTTGAAGACTGGCCCATTAGCAGGTAAGGCGTACGATAAAGCGGCTGAAGTTGTAAATAAACTGCGCGGTGTGCAGCCCGAGAATGAGTTGCTGCGCGATGTCGATAGCCGCATCAATAACATCTTTATCGCTGCCGGCGCGGCCGATCCGAACTTCCTAACCACACTGCAACAAGCAGTCAAGGCGCAAGAAGGCGTATCGCTGAAAGCGCCAGGTAGCCCACGCGTGCAAATGCCGATTAGCGCGTTGATGGCCGATAACCCAGTCATCATCAGCTTCATCGAGAACTTGTCGTCGCGTGATCCGGTCTTCAAGGCCAAGTATGGTGATCAATTCACCCGCGCCAAAACGGATCTACGGGCTAACCAGATTCGTCTGTTTGGTGACCCCGCTAAGGTTGATCTGGCGACACTGAAGCCAGAAGAGCTTGCGCTAATCAGCGGCGCTACAGAGAAGTCGGTGCAGCGCCGAGTGCGGTCGCTTGACCAACAGATCGCGGACGCTTATAGCGCGCCGGTGCTTGACCCGAACGCGTTCGGCGCTCGAATCGAAAAGCTGGTGGCCGACAAAGAGAAGCAGGCGATTGCAGAAGTTAAGCCGCTGTACACTGAAGCATTCAATATCGCCAGCGCCAAGGGTGTAACGCTGCCAGCCGGATCAGTCGACGACATCTATAACTTCGTTGCAGGCACGCAGGCGTCCGACATATTCAAGACGTTCCCGAGCATCTACAACAAGGTGCGCGCGCGCTTCCGTCCGACAGAAACTGAAGCCAGCCCAATTCTGACCGCAGAGGGTGTGCCAGCCACGCCTGCAGGCGTCAGATTCGCCGAGGCAACGGTTGAAGATTTGGATTCCTTGAAGCGCGAGATTAACAAGCAACTGCGCAAATCGAACGACCCAGCAGACATTCGTCTGTTGAGCGAATTAAAGACCCGCGTATCTGGCCATATCGAGAATCTCGACCCAGAATTTGTCGCCGCGTACCGCAATGCGGACAAAGCTTATTTGGAAAAAGTTGGTCTGCCGTTTAACAGCGAGACGCTAAAGAACGTCGATCGCAAGAAGTTTGTAGAACAGATCGCGCCGGCCATTATCGGTAACAAGTCGAATGTCGACGACTTCATCCGCGCGACCGGCGAAGAAGGTGTTCGTGTCGCACGCGATGCGTTCTACGACAGCTTTACCAAAGCCGCGCTGAAGAACGACGTTATCGATCCCAAGGCAGCCAATAAATGGTTGTCTAAGAACCGCAGCGGTATGGCGTTGATTCCTGGTTTGGAAGATGAGCTGCGCGCGTCGGTCAATAACGTACAACAGTTGCAAGGCAAGAAGGCCGCGCTCGAGGCCGACTTCCGCCGCGTGTCTGGCGAGCAATTGATACGCGAGAAAGGCTATTCTAATCCGGCCGAGCTGGTGTCGCGCATGTATAGCGACCGCAACTTCACGAACAAACTGCTGAACCAATACGGCGGCAATAAAGACATCTTGAATGCCGTGCGGTCGTACATGCTAGACGACATCGTGTCTGCCGCCGATCCGGTGGCCATGCTGAACGACCGCAATCGTGCGGCAGTGTTCAATCGTGTATTTGGGCCGACGTATGCGCAGAAGGTGGCTGACTTCGCGGTGGCATCTGAGCGGCTGTCCAAAGACCCCACGCAGGTATCGTTCCGTGGCGAGACAGTTCCGCGCACGCCGATCGAAGAGATGACCGGCTTGCCGCCGGAAATGATCATTTCCCGCATATATCAGCCGCTAACCGGATGGCTATACGCCACGACGTCGCTTTTCAGTAAGTACTGGGCGAACGCTGCGTCGAAAGCGACGGAAGAAAAACTGAAGAATTTGCTGTTAAACCCGTCTGACGCAGTCAAGGTGTTTGAGGCCGTCGCGCCCAAGGTGCAGAAGTTTGACCCCGCAAAAATTAACGAAGCAATCAATATCGGCAAGAAATATGGCATCCAATGGGTCGAAGATGCAGTTAACGACCTGACCACCGGCGCAGCACGCGGTGCAGTTCGCGGCGCTGCTACGGAAGGTACCGTCGTGCCGGCACCCGATATGGAGATGGAGGAATAAATTGACCCGCTAACCCTTCTTGCTGCTGCCAACGCTGCCGTTGCGGCGGTCAAGAAGGGCTGCCAACTTTACAAGGACATCAAGAGCGCCAGTGGCGAGGTGTCCGAAGTACTGAAGGATTTGCGCGAGCAGTTTGATAGGGTGACGGGCGGCAGTCCGACACTTGAGCAGAAGCAGAAGTACAACGCCGAGGTGCAGCGCGTCCAGGAGATCGCCAAGGCCGATCCGAACGACGTCTACACCGAGATTGGCGACCATTTAGGCGCGTTGATGGATAGTTATGACGCGTTGAGCAAGGCGCTGTTGGCCGAGCAGATGGAGGGCAAGAAGGTCTACAAGGGTGAAGAGAGCGTCGGGCGCCGCGCGCTGCGTCGGATCATCATCACGACACGTTTGGACGCGATGCTGACCGAGATACGCGAGACGATGGTGTACCGAGCGCCGCCAGAGTTGGGCGCATTGTGGAGTAAGTTCGAAGAGATGTGGCAGACGATCGTGGCCGAGCAAGACGAGGCGCACGCAGAAGAGCTTAGATTAATCCAGATGGCACGATGGCGACGCAGAAAAAGGGTGGCGGAACTAAAGGCCAAAGCAACTTGGATATCGGCAACCGTTTTCGTAGTACTGTGGGGAATTCTAGTAATGTGGCTAACAACGAAAAGCGTGAC